CTGGTGTACCAGTGCCAGAGATCCTATTGGTAACAACATAACCTTTACGAAGAATCGTAACTTTGCCACCCTTTTGGATCTCGTCTTTGTGCCAGTTAATGTGTTGACGTGTGAGGTCAATACTAACCATATCATTTAAGAGAATACCAATTGGAACTTTGCCGGAAGGATTTGCAACGTAAGTAACTAAACTTGCGGATGAATCCATAGCAGCACCAGCAGGATTACTGCCAGTAGCCAATGTAACAACACCACCTCTTTCAGCGACTTCGTTCATGAAGAAAGAAACGTCAGTCTGAATTTCGTAACGATCACCTTTTAATGCCATTTGAATAAGCTCCTTATATTACTTAATGTTAGCCGTTGTTTTTAATACGCTATTGCTGAACCACTCACTTGCAAAAGATCTAATAGACTCTTCTTCACCAGATTCGCCCATTGGAATTTGATTTTCTGTTGCAACAGCAGTGTCCAAGACTTCTGCTTCTGCTTCATTTGCGTCAACTTCTTCAGATGCAAATGCTGGCTTTTTCTTAGCTTTGTCAGTTGGCTTTTCGTCTTCCTTCATTTCTGTAGGAGCTTCTTTTGACTTTGCAGTCATTTTAGCCTTCTTCAATACAGCAACAACGCTTTCAAATACTTCATCAGCTAAAGATTCGAATTGAGCTGAAGTTTCTTCAACTTCAGATTCATCTAAACCAGCTTCAGATAATTCAGCTTTGCGCTTTGACATTTGCTTTTCTTTTTTCATCTTGATCATTTCTTCAAACATTTTTTTCTTGTCTGTCTTTTCAGCAGCAAGAGCTTCTTGAGCTTCAGAAAGTTGAGCTTGAAGGTCGGCAACAGTAGCCTCGACTTCAGACTTAGCCTTCTTAGCTTTTTCGGTTTCTTCTTTCATCTTGCTAGCTTCTTCTTTCATCTTATCTTTCATCTTGTCAGTAGCTTCTTTTGCTTCCGCAAGTTCAGCCTTTAGAACTTCTAAATCATCTTGCATAGTAATCTCCTCAGCTTTCGATTCGTTAAAAACAGTAGAATGTTGTTTGTTTAAAATTACACTACGAGGGTTAGCGGGCTTTTTAACAAGACCAACACCAGAAAAAGAAATGTTACGTAATAGTCTACCTACTTTATACCCATTATATTCACCTTTGCCGCCATAAGCTCTTAAATGTTTAGTTAAGAAAGCAGAAGATTCTTCTCTTTTAATAACTTTTTGATCGCCCGTAGAGCTTATCAGGGCGTAATCAAAAGCAGGAAAAAGGCATTCCATTGACACATGCCAAGTCTTACCTTGTTCAACATCATCAATGATATCTTTCATCCTAGCTTTTAATTCGTTAGATGACCAACTAGTATAAAGCACAGATCCAATAGTAATATCAAAATATGCAGGTAATTGCGCCACATCGTTAATATCGTCAGGTAATCTATTGCCATCACCATCAGTTACATAACATGTTGTAATATGACCTATGATATCTTTTTCATCATGCATATAATTAAATTGTTTATCTTCTGGAGTGGACCTAGCATTCCACATCTCAGCGGCATCGAATACATCATCATTTTTATTCCATCCAGCACTAGCTAAGATAGATTTAATATAATATAAATCGATTTGATTTTGATTTTCAGCTATAGCTTTACAAGTAGTAAAGTCATTTTCTGTTGGGGTGTATGGTATAGCTTCAGAGCAAAATGCAATAGAAGCATTGCTCTTGACTAGTTCTGCTATACCATCTTTTATCTCTGACTTAAATATTTGCATAGTATGTTACCTCATAAAAATATACACACTTAAACCTCAACAGCGGATAAATTTACATAAACAGAAGCGTAAATATATTTCATCTCATCTACGGTTGGTTTTCTTGTATTTAAATACACAAAATTTTCAATTTCATCGCCAACTTCTGTTACAAACGCTTCAGAGGGTCTATGAGATTTATCTATTAACTCTTTAATAATTTCTGAATTTAATTCAACAAACGGTTCAATTCCAGTTAATAGACATAGCTTAAGATACTCAAGTTGATCAAACTCACCCCTAGTTAAAGATCTCACATTTTTCTTTTTATAAAAATCTAACATCATAGGTGTTACTTCATCTGCAATAGCTTTTTGAACATTATAAGCCCAAAGAATAGCCGCCGCTTCTCCCGACTTAGGAAGTACAGTTTTAGTTTTTCTTTTTGTTTTATCTTTTTCATTCAGGGGTCTTCCCCCTTGCGGATTAGATTTAGCTGGTTTAGCTTGTTGATTAGTGCCACCTCCAGCTGGAACGGGATTCATTGGTGGAGGAGGAACATCAACTTTAGGCAAATCAATGTCATCATAAAATTCATCATCTATTGCGTCTTTTGTAACTAAAATTTTAGCTACATCATTACGTAGATTTGGATTATGATATGGGCTTGCTTTTCTTGGAGCAACATTATCTGCTCTACGAACTTGCTCTTCTCTTCTAAGTCTAACCTTTTCAATACCCGGCATTTCACCAAACCTTTCGAGTATAGTTTCTTGTGAAATAATATCTCTATCAGCAAGATTAATAAGTAATTGCTTAGCAGCAGATTCGTCTGATAAAATAATAGTATCAAATCTAATTTTAGCTGGAAGTCTGAAACCCATAGCTTTTTGAACAGCTTCAATTTCTTTAATCCAGAATTGAGTTAATACTCCACGACCATATTCTAATCTTTCAATAAGCATTTTTAAAGATACATAGTTATTACTATATCCACCACCACTGCCAGCAGATCCAGTTAAGGTAGGTGGAATGCCTAGCCCAGCGTAGATACTAGCTAATACAGGTTGATATTTTTCACTACCTAAGAATTTATAAACTTGAGATTGACTCTCTTTAAAGTCTAGTTCTGGCCCCCATACCAAGTCCATAGTACCACCACCAGTATTAGAAGCTAAGATATCTCTTAATTTATTAACAACGTCTCTCTTAGGAATAATCTTGTGATCTAAACTACCAATTCTCCACAAGCGAATCTGAGAAATTGCCCCATCAAGAGCAGCAAGGTCAGCTAGTTTCATTTTCTCTAACATAACTAAGTCATCTAAAATAGCATAAATCATAGGATTAGCCCATACTAGCCAATCATCTTTTTTATAAGAGAACACAGACACTTTATCCGCATCTAATGGGATTTGCCTTTTGCCTTCTGTAATTTGCTTTTGTAGATCGGGTGGCAACTTAGAGAAATTATTACGCATGGTAACATTAGCAGATTGAAAGGAATCATAGGTTGTTTTAGATAAATTTAAAACATACTTAGGATCGCCGATAAACATTCCATTGTAGTAATTTAAAACATCAACAGCTAGGGGATTTAAGAAATCATAAGCCCACGGGATTTCCCTTTTATTATATTTTTTATTAGGAATTTCCATATCCGCTTCAGCACTAGCTTTTCTTAATTCTTCTTCTTTAGCTGCATTAATTTTAGCTGTTCTTTTTTTTACAACAACATTTCCAGTACGATATAGATAATTAAGAAATCTCTCAGATCGCTCAGCGCCATTAACTTGCTGAAACCATTTTTTATAAAATCTTTCGATTGCCGCATTGGGGTGTACAATATCAATTCCTTGTGCTGCGAAATCTCCCATGAGATCGATAACATTACGAATAATACCAACTCTGTCGTATGCATCCATACACATCTTCATAATACGCTTTTGGCGTGTTGGCATAGATTCTTCAGGACGGAAACGATAATAATCATTTCTCGTCATGCTAGTTCTAACTGATTTATTTGGTTCTACATCAATATAATTTCGATAAGAATACCCTATAGCTTTATCATTTTGAATTGGAGAGTTTTGATTATACGCTTCATTCGCCTCAGCAAATGCTTTATCTTTAGAAGAATCATCAACCCAAGTGGAGTACAAATCGCTCATTAGTATTGTTTCCTTATGTAATAGTATTGGTAATCATATTACTATACACACTTAATATAAAAACTTGGCACTTTCTGAAAACCATTGTGGACCCGAATAAAAATCATTACCCTTTTCGCCAACATACGCTTGAGCGAACCCGACATTTTTATAATATTCTTCTTCGAATTCAATAGTTAAACTCCTAGAATTTAATAATCTAGCAGCATGATTTGCCATAATTAATGCTGAATATCTATCCTTACGTAATTTATTTTTCTTGCCACTACGGGTATCTGGAGTGTCCCATCTCTCTCTTCCGCTCTGGCTTTGAGAAATAACAATTAAAGATAATTCATTTTTAAGTTCTTCGATTTCCATAACACAGTCTTCTAATGTGTCGTGCATTCTATTATTTCGTTTATCTTCTTCAAGAGAAAGACCTAGAGTTGCAGCGTCAAAGAAAGGAAAGATAATAGCTTTGTCTTCCATGTCTTTTCTAAGACCGTGATTTGCCTCGCCAGTCCATTGAGCAGATGAAAAATTACACACTTCGATAATATGTATTCCGGGTTCATCATCTGTAGGAGCTGACTTCTCTGGGTTAATTTTAGGCCATATAGCCACTTCGCCATCTTTAAGCTTATCTTTATCGTGTAGGGATTCCATGACTGCTATACCACCACCTTGGGGGTCCATTGCGATTTCTACAGTTGGAAAGATTTTCATAAGGGTTCTAATTTTTCTAGCACAATATCCATAAAAATCATTATCTTCAGTTAGATGGGCTTTTACACTTTCTCTATGTCGCTCCCTAGTAGTTGTCCAGCAATAGACTACTCTTCTGTGATCTTCATTAATTTCAAGAACTACAATAGAAAAATTATCAACTTCAGACGCTGGGTCAACACCAATAACATATTGTTTATTCGGGTTTCCTCTAGTGCTAGCTTCAAAAAATACCTCTCCTGAGCTAAGAACAATTGGTTTCTTTTCAGAACAAACGCATGATTCTATCAAACTTCGTTTGAAGAATCCTTTACTGTCTGTAGAGAAACATGCTCCATATTCCATCTGGTAAATACCAGCGTGTACGGTGGCCTTCGATCTAGATATCTGACCATCATCCATAAATCCCGGAGGTAATAGTTCTACAGGTATTCGGTATATCGCGTAGTCTTCCCAGTTAAAATCATTAGGAACTTCACCATTAAATACTTCTTCTAATTTATGCTGAATCCCCTTGGTCTTTATAATTGCATGATATTTCTTCCAATATTCTGCAAAATGATTAAAATCAT